CGAGCTTACTCTGCCAAACTTAATATTTGGAGCATCACATGTCTACCACCAGAAGCTTGACCATGCCGGTAAAATGGTATGATCCGTTGGGGACGTTTTACGACCCTTACGACGCTTTCTGGTTTCAAGTAAATAATCCTGTCGAAGTGCTTGATGGATTCATCAACACTCAAGGTAACCCTTTTAAACGAGGGAAACCCGTCAGGGGCGGTGATTTTTGGCTTTTTAAGAAGCACTTTAAGATCACCTGTACAGACGCGGTCATGGTTAGATGGGGCAATAACGCTCGATATTACCAGGGCCAGTTTGTGCCACAAGGCAATTCGGTATACGTTAGTTCGATGTTGAACAGCGATCAGGTTAAAAATCCTGAAGCCTATGCCGATGAAGCTTGGAACCGGACTCGTCCGGCTAAACCAATCTTCAATGCCGCGTTGAATTTACTTGAATTGAAGGATATTCCTGGACAGCTTGAAGACGCCACTCTTGGTGTTCTTCGAGCTATCAGCAAAAAGTTCAGGAATAGCCGGCGCTTCCGTTATAGGGGTACCGAGTTAAATCGGACAGCTGAGTGGCACTTAGCAGTGCAATTCGGCTGGTTACCCATTCTCGGAGCAATCCAGGACTTTCATAAAGCCCAGGATAAAGAGCAGAAGGCTCTTGCGCAGGTCCTTCGTGATGCTGGTCGACCCGTGAAGAGAGAAGCTGTTCTCTTTCACGATTCTACTTCAGACGAGGTCTATCAAGGCCCCGGCGCCACCAATATGTATCCCGTCCTTACGACCGGCTCTTATGCCGATTATGGGGAATGTTGGGACAGGGTGGAAGTAGAAGAAAAGGTATGGGCTGAAGGGCAGTTCGTGTATTTCCTACCTCCCGGTCCTCAGACCGTGGAGTATAAGAAGGCGCTTCTCCGTAGACTTTACGGTTGGCGTCCTACACCTTCTGTTATCTACAATCTCATGCCTTGGTCATTCCTCCTCGACTACTTCACCAATCTCGGTGAGATTGCAAAGGTAGCTTCGGCTGGCGTTGAAGATCGGCTCTATGCCAATTACTTCTACGTTATGTCGGAGCGTGTCTCGCACTCTCGCCGACAGTGTTGGGCTTGGCTCAATACTGAAGGTGGAGCAGAAAAGGTGGAAACGACTGTCCATGAATACGGCATTTCTAAACGTCGTGTTCAGGGACACCAGTTTGGCTTGAAGCTGAAACAATCTGAACTTTCAGCCTCACAGGTCGGGATCCTTGGTGCTCTAGGCTTGAGCCGTTTGGGATTCCGTTAACCTTCCGAGCATGTCGGAGAAAATCTTTTGAGAGCCCCGGCCTGATAAACCGGTTTACTCTCGTTCAACCCCGCACTGAGAAGTGCTAAATTCTCAATGGAGAGCTTCCAATGTTGTCTGATCCTCAATCCGTGACCGTGAACGCAGTTGCGATTCCTCTTCCCCTGAAGATTCAGAGGGAGCGGGAGCGCATCTACGAGAACGCCGATGGCACTCTGCAGCTTCTCACGAGGCAGCAGGTTACCAAGGACGGTTTTCGACGTGAGGCTCGCCTCACGCCGACGATCGTGGCGACCGATCCCCTGACGACGTTGCAGGACTATCAATCCTGTTCCGTCTATATGGTGATCGCCGAGCCCCGTGTGGGCTTCACGGATGCCCAGATCGAATACTACATCGATGCGCTGAAGGCCTGGTTCACTGCGAATCAGACCGACTTCATCACCGGTGAGTTTTAGGGTCTAACCCTACATTCGACCTGGGGCCAATTTTCTTCCTGTGGAAATCCGAGGAAGTATAATTGGGCAGACTGGACTACTAACATTAGGATAGTACTAATCATCTTGGCTTGCCAAGTTGGGATAGACCTCCTTTTGTTAGGCCGTTTGTACCTCTCGCCTGAACCACCTAGTGGAGACGGCGACTGGGAGGCACTCGTGCGTAAAGCGTTACTCATATAAATCCATCCTTATAGAGGGAATGATCCTATGGTACTCAATCTTCAACACGCTGACTTCGTCGACCTCATCCAAGATGAGGCAGGCTATGCCATTCGTGATATCGAGCTTTTTTGGCTCGGTAAAGAATACGAGTGTATAGGGTCGTTATACCTCCGTCCGGATGGTATGAGAACGCTCTATTCACGCCTTTGTAATTCGGAGAATCACTTGATTCCTATGGACGTTTCGTTGTTCCATTTGATGCTCTTCTACACCTTTGGTGCAGTTGGGTATCAGTTGGATCACGAGCGTTTTGGAGCCTTGTGCATTAGAACCCAGAAGAATCACCTCAAGTCCCCCTATGGGAACTTGTGGGAACTCGGCTGGAACATCTACGTCAGTGACGATTTAACGAGGTCGATGCACGTTGTGCTGAAACCCACGTATTTGATCGAGACTGATGCTCACCGGATTACTCAGGATTTTGCTAGTCCTGATACCAACATTGGACGGTCTGGTGGCCTCTCTTCCGAGAGGGGTTACCAGTGAAACGACCGACCATGCTCTTAGAGACCCTCCTAACTGAGTTGGGAGGGCAGCTCGGTTTGTCCGTACAGCGCGACGTCGAAGAGATTCGGCGTCGTGTGGAACACGAGGGGATGTCTTTTCTATACTTGACATTACCCCACTTCTCTGATACCCTTGAACAAGGTATCGAAGAAGGACGCGTTACCCGACAACTATGGGAAGGCTTTTGGGCCCTACCTCGTCAGGGGTGTCTCCCAAGAATATTCCTAGGTTTCACCACGCGCGTGTTCTATAAGGATGGACGTCTACTCGACGATCCTTGTCCCGAGGCTATCTTTGCCTTAAGACAAGTGTGTCGGCTCTTCAAAAAGCCGAGAACTCCTTGCAGCGAGGCCAAAAACCTTGCCGCTATGGATAAATTCGTCGATGTAGAGGCGGAGCTCAGAGACATGACGGACAGGATGTGGGTTTCTGACCCATATCTTGACAAGATTAGCTCGATTATATGGTCCGACGTCTTCTCGACGTTGGATTATACGAGTCTTGTCTCACGTCATGGTCCCGGTAATACCGCTGAGAGTCTAAAGCCCAATCAAAGGCTGCAGATTCGAAAGTGGTACGACCGGTCTGAGCTGTTCTTCCCTAGTGACCTCCATTGTATCCCTAATTATGGGCACGTTGGAGATCTCTCTAGGATCGAATACCTTGGTGTGTCTGAGGAGCAACCCGTGAGGGTCGTATTTGTTCCTAAGACGCTCAAGGCGCCGCGCGTTATAGCTATTGAACCTTCGCATGTTCAGTACATGCAACAGGGTTTAATGGCCTACTGTGTCCCATTGTTGGAGAATCATCCTCTCACGAGGAATAGTATCCACTTTCGGGATCAGTCGATCAACTATAACGCTGCTCGTCAAGCCTCTGTAGATAGGCGACATGCAACACTCGATCTTTCAGACGCGTCGGACCGGGTCCATTTGGACTTGGTACGGCGCATCTTCCGGAACGGGTGCTTACTCGATTACCTCGAGGCTAGTCGCTCTCTATACGCTCGGTTACCGGACGCTAGAGAGGTCATCCTCTCGAAGTTTGCTTCTATGGGTTCAGCCATGTGCTTTCCCGTGGAGGCTATGGTGTTCTACACTCTTATCCAGAGTGCGGTTCATCAACGTACCGGAATCCGTCCGACTGCCAGGTCAGTACGTGCACTTTCTAAACATGTGCATGTATATGGGGACGATCTCATTGTCCCTACGGCTTGGAAGGACTGTGTCATATCGAAACTCGAAGCTTTTGGGCTAAGAGTCAATCGTAGCAAGTCTTTTGCGAGATCACACTTTCGTGAGAGCTGCGGTGGGGACTTTTTCAACGGCGTGTCGGTTAAACCCGTTTACGCTCGTGAAGTTCCTTACGACGATATGACAACCTGGACGCCTAGTCACTTCATGAGTTGGGCGAAGACTTCCGACCAGTTTTATAGACTGGGTTTGTGGAGTACTGCTCAACTTATTCGTGACTGGATAGAGGGACGCCTGGGATCGATTCCTAGAGGTTGGGGCGAGAGCTCCGGTCTCGGGTTTTTCTCCTGTGCGTTTACTACGATGTGCAACTATGATACGCGGTTGCACAACTTTCGTCAAAAGCGGTGGGTCTTTAGCCCTCTTAGGGTTGCAGATCCTATCACTTCCTACTCCGGAGCACTTCTCAAGGTCTTGACCCCAAGAGTGTCTAAGGAGCGACAGACGCAAATTGCCGTTGGCTCGGGGTTTAATAACCCTTGGTCCGATGGTTCTTTGCATGTTGACGACGTAGTGCTAGACCTTAAGTCCAGCGTGAAGCGCGGCGCCTTCAAACCAAAGCGTCGCTGGGTCTCCGTCAATTTGTCCCGCGAGGGATGAGTTTAGAACGGAGATGTGTTAGGGAATAATTCCCGCCAGGAGGTGGTAGCGTGCGCTACTCCATTGGCCCTGTTTGTGGTAACACAGGCAGACCAGTGGGGAGGTGCATAGCTTTATC